GAATGATACTGCTGGCGGGAACGGTCTTTTAGGGTAGGGTATGAGTACCGCACTTAAACTCATAAAGGAATGCCAGAAGGCCGAGGCTGATGCGGGGACATGGACATCCCTCTGGCAAGATCTAGCTGACTATGTGATGCCCCGCAAGTCTGAGGTCACCGAGACCAAGACCCAGGATGTAGAGGGCTGGACAGACTCAATTTACGATACTGAAGCAATCCACGACTGTCTTGTCCTCGCGGCTGGACAGATGGATTACCTGGTTCAGGGGAAGTGGTTTGAATTTGAACCACCGGATCCCTACGCACCTACCAATGTGAAGAATTGGTACAAGCGTTGCGGGGAACAGACCCTGGATCTCCTGATGGGAAGCAACTTCCATATGGTTATCCATGAGTTCTTCCACGACCGTGCGGGATTTGGAACCTCCCATATGCACATCGAGGAGGATGCAGATGACATCGTTTACTTCACAAACGCCAGTGTTGGGACATATTTCATCCGCGAGAACCACAAGGGGATGGTCGATACCGTCTACCGGAAGTTTAAACTGGCCAGTGACAAGGCAGTGCTCCGGTGGGGTGAGGAGAATTTAGGCAAGGTCGTTCTTGAGGACTACCGCAACGGGGAGAAGACCGGAACATTCAAGGATTTTGAATTCTGGCACATCGTCAAACCGCGACTGCCAGGTGAACGCGAGACCGGGAAAATTGACGGGGTCAATATGCCAATCAAGTCCGTCTATGTGGCCACCTTGGACAAGAAGACTGTTTCCGAGTCCGGTTACAATGAGATGCCGTGCGTAGTGAGCCGGTTCCTGAAGTGGGGAGACCAGCCCTACGGTTATTGCCCATCGGTCGAGGCACTACCGGCAATCAAGCAGAAGAATTTTATCGAGCGGCAAATGGATGCCCTGGCTGAGGTGTCTGCCTTTCCCCGCGTCCTGGTTCCTTCCGACCTGGAAGAGGATCCGGATCTTAGGTCAGGGGGTGTCACCGTATTTGACCCCAATAACCCTCAAGCCAAACCGCAAGAGTGGTTGACCGGTGGTCGGTACGACATCGGAAAAGACCGGAGCAATGACAAGGGGGAACTGATCAAGAGGGCGTACCATGTCGATCTGTTCCAGATGCTGACCCAGTACGATGAACTGAGGCGAGAGAAGACCGCATATGAGGTCTCCCAGATGCTGGCTGAGAAGATCACCAGAATTTCACCAACCTTTGAGAGGCTGAAGCATGAGGTGTTCAAGCCGGTGCTGACCAGAATGTTTACGATCCAGTTCCGCAAGGGTATGTTTGCCCAACCACCTGATGAGGTTGTTGTCGAAACCGTTGAAGGATCCGTCATCCCGACTCCTAAAGTCCACTACACCTCCAAGTTGGCAATGGCAATCAAGTCACTTGAAAACCAGGCATTCATGCAGTTCATGGGAATGATCGAACCATTGGCCGAGGCATACGGTTCTGCCGTGCTGAACCAGATCAACCCAGAGAGATCCACCCGAATATTGGGAGACAACCAGGGTGTGCCGGTAGACTTTTTCAATACAGAAGACGAGCGAAAGGAACTTGAGCAATTGCAAGCCAAACAGGCCCAGGCGGCCCAAGCTATGGAGACAGCAGAAAGGGGTGCGAAGGCATTCAAGGATGCTGGCCCAGAGGGAATGCAGTTGCTTGAGGGTGGGATGTAATGCCGGAAAACCCCAAGGTTAAAGTCCAAGAACAGAACGAGAGGATTAGGAGAGCCTTTCGCAGGGTGTTTGGTCTCAAGGGACAACGAACAGCAGACCAGGAGATCGTCCTCAATGTTATTATCGAGGAGGGATATGTTTACAAAAACACCTGGATCCCCAACGACGACATGAACACGGATCCTTATCGAGCGGCTATTGCCGAGGGCAAGAGGATTACCGCAATTGGCATCATGCAACGAGCAGACTCTAAGCCCACATCCAAGGAGGATCAGGCAGATAAACCCAAATCAATAACCAAATGAGCGAGAAAAAACAGAAAGCCACGCCCAAGGTGGTCTATGCCGTCAATGGCGACAAGATCACAAGAGAAGACACCCAGGGAACCGATGGGATAGAGGAGGTTGCCAAGTACGACGAAAAAACAGGAATTGTCGAACCACTGCCTGGAATGGAAAAGTATCGGATGGCAGTTGTCCGTCACCTCAACGACAAGGCACACAAGTACACCGACATCGGCAAGGTGGGTGACACATCCCGGTTCAGGGAGGACATTCCAATAAAGCCAAAGATGTCGCTGAGGCACGGGGAGAAGACTCCTGCTGTTGTGGAATGGTACGCGAAATACCACCCACTCGCATTTCGGAGTAAGTTTAATGTGAAGCAACTCCAGATCCGAACCGGATTTGAGGAAGAGGATTACATCCATCGGGACATGAACACCGGTCGCCAAGAGACACGGACTCGTCAGATCCCGATATATGAGAATATCGATGGGTTCGATTACGACATCGAGAAGCTCAAGAGCGGAGAGCAACGACTGCTGGCCACCGCAAAAACCCACCTCACTACAGCCTTTAAGGAGCATGAGGACATGCAGGAGTATGACCTCGACGAGGTATATGACCCAAAGGGTGAGTCTGGAGGTACGATCTAATCATGAACAGCTTCATTCAAACATTCTACGATGAAGGGGACGGGGGATCAGGAACCCCCCCTGAACCACCAGCACCTCCTGCTGGACTGCTTCCTCCCGGTGATGGGGATCCACCACAGCCTCCTTCAGGGGATCCACCACAGCCTCCTGCTGAGTATAAACCGTTCTCGATCTACGAGGACGGAAAGGTCTCCCAGGGGTTTGTGGATTGGGTAGGCGACGATAAGGGTCTTCTCAAAATGGCCGAGAAGTATGCCGGGGCAGAGGATCCCGCGAAGGCGTTTGCCAAAGGGATTGGAAATCTCCAGTACCTTGCCGGTCAGAAGGGGTTGGATGTTCTTCCCGAAGACGCACCAGACGATGTGAAGGCCGAGAGGCATCAATTGCTGGGCAAGCTCAATGGGGTTCCTGAAAAGCCTGACGGGTACGGGATCAAAGCTCCAGATGACCTCAAGGATGTCTGGAAGGATGAAACCATCACTGCCTTCTCGCAGGTTCTTCACAAGCACAATGCCTCACCGGAACTGGCAAAGGATCTCATGGAGCTAGAGGCTAAGATGGAGAGGGAAGCAATTCAGGATTCTCAGGCATCGATAGATCAGACCAAGTCTGAAGAGATCGAGTCCCTGAAGAATGAGCACGGTGCAAACTTCTCCAAGGTGATCCAGGCCGCGAAGGATGGGGCCAGAACCCTCGGTCTATCCGACGAGGAGGCTAACCAGATAGCGACCAGTGCTGTGGCAGTCAATGCCCTGGCAAAGATCAACACGATGGTGGCCGAGGATCAGATTATCACAAGTGACGGGACACCAGCCGGGGGAGGATCCTACAGGGAGCAATCGAGGAGAATTGCCCAAGACCCCAATCATCCGCTTTATGCCGCATACCATGATCCCAATAATCCAAACTATGAACATGCTCTGTCCGAAAAGAAAAGACTGAGCAAATTAGCTTCAGAGAAGGAAGGTCGGTCTGGTCTGGCGTAGTACAAGTCACATCTCCTCCAACGACCCTCTCCGGACTGATTCACCGGAGGGGGTTTTTTTTGTTGCCAAAGGATCAACCCATCCTAATACCATTATTGGTAAGAGTGAGACACCTCCTTTTGGGAGCCTCCTCCGATTAGTCGGATGCGTAGGCCGGTTCCAGTAACCGATACCCAGGGCAGAAGATTCAAAAACTGAATTTTAACCTGTTTAAGAAAGGAGTAGACTATGTCTCTCACACAATTACCTGACCATTTCCAGACGGATTTTGCGGATAATTGGGAATTCCTGGTTCAGCAAATGGACTGTCGCCTCAACGGCAAGTACAAGCAGTACACCGTGAACGGCAAGGAACGCACCATTTCCCAGATTGGGAAGTCCAAAATGCGTTTGATCACAACTCGGAACGGCAAGACCGTACCGTCTGATTCGCCCCTGGCGAAGCGTTGGCTCCGGTTATCCGGATACGATGAAGTTACCTTCATTGACGAATTCGATGACATCTCCCTGGGAGAACTGTCAGCACCGTCATCTGAACATGTCCAGGCCCACGCATTCGCGGCCAACCGAACCTTTGACGAGGTAATGATTGCGGCACTGGAAGGTACATCCTACATCGGTGCAAACGGCACTACTGCTGTAACGGTTCCTGCCTCTCAGCAAGTTGCCGTGACTTATGTCAAGACGGGAACTGCCGCGAACTCCGGTCTGACCTTGGCCAAACTGCTGAAGGCAAAGCAGATTCTGGACACCAACGAGGTTCCTGCTGAGGGACGGTACATGGTTCACTCGGCCTTTCAGTTGTACGATCTTCTCAACGATGTTGATGAGGTCAAAAGCGGTGACTACAATAATGTTAAAGCACTGGTAGACGGTGTTGTTAACAAGTTTGCCGGTTTCGAGTTTGTAATGACAGAATTGCTTACCCTGGCATCTGCCACTGGTGTGCGAACCTGTATTGCATATCAAAAGGATGGACTCGCCTGGGGTGTTGGCCGCGACCGCAAGGTCAAGATCAGCATTCGGGACGATCTCAATGAGACCATTCAGATTCGCACGGTCATCAGTGTGGGGTCAACCCGTACTGAAGAAGAGCGAGTTGTCTTGGTCTTCTGCGACGAAGTCCTCTAGGGCATCAACCTTCAATCGTAAATTCTAAATAAGGAATTAAATTATGGCATTAGGCACTGTAAATTCAGATGTTGCCGCTAAAGAGGCTGATCCCTATTTCGGCAACCGTATCGATCCGATCCGCATTCGTGGATCCGTAGTGATCGCTGAGTGTTTGTATGAGCTAGGCACTGGTCTTGCGGCTACAGACATCATCCGGCTGATCAAACTTCCGGAACGGGCAAGGGTTATTCCCCACCTATGCTGGCTTGAATGTGAAAATCCTGGGACTGCCCTGGTTCTCGATGTCGGTGACGACGACGATACCGATGCGGCTGATCCAGATCGCTACGCGGATGCCTTGACGGTCTCTGCTGGTGGTGGTTTTCCGTTCACCGGTGCTGACGGTGTGGCAACCTTGACACCGTACACCCTGCAAAAGGAATCGTGGATTCAGGCCACCGTGGCGACCGCAACATCGCTCACTGCTGGCCAAGATTTGCGTTTCTACATTGGGTTTGTGGTAAACGCTTAACCTGAGCCTTTCGGCTTGGTTTTCTGTGGGCCAGTGGGGGTTAATTCCCCTGCTGGTCTTCATTCAATAAGAAGGGATAGATATGGCCACCCAGACTGAGATTGCCAATCAGGCACTGAATAGAGTAGGCGGGAAGCTCATCTTCGACATCGACGATAACGAGAGCAAGAACGCCAGGACGATAAAGAACATCTATCCCATCACCTTTGAGGAGGTGGCCAGATCCCACAAGTGGAACTGCCTGAAGGCAAGGGCGGATCTCGCCCAGCTTAGTCCTGCCCCTGCATTTGGGTGGGATTACCAGTATCAACTTCCGACCGACTGTCTCCTGCTTTGTACCGTGAACGGCCTGGAGATCAATGAGCGGGAGGATGACTACGAGATTGAGGGACGCAAGATTCTCAGCAAAGCGGAGACTTGTCAGATCACCTACATCGCTAACCAGACTGATTCCAATGAGTGGGACAGTACATTTATTTCAGCCTTTGTGATTCTGCTGGCATCGAAGATTGCCACCTCCATCCGTCAGGATGAGGGGATGGGGCAGAAGCTATTGGAGGAGTATGAGAGGATAACCCTTCCACGGGCAAAAAGGATAGACGGCAACGAAAGAAAGAAGACCCCGCATGATCCTGCACGGGACTCATCCTGGGTTCACAGCAGGAGCATCAGCACAAATGGGTAGAGGGGCATCAATAAAGAGTCTACTTTCGTTCAATGCCGGTGAGTGGTCACCCAAGCT